GTCTGGTATCTGTTCAGGATGCAAGATAGACTTAAAGGTAGAGGAATTCTAAATGAATAAACGACCATGGAACTATAACAATCTATATCAAATGTGTGATCCTGGAGAAGAATATCCAAATTACAGTTCACTGTCATATGTAAAAACCTCTGGATCTCCAATCTACTCATTTAAAGATTTTTATTACGGAGAAGATGGGCCAGAAACTTATTTAAAAGGCAAATGGTTTCTTATGATAAAAGGCTATCACTATCATCATTTTTTAAAAGAGATGCTTGCTGCGTTTCTATATTACAAAAATAATATTGATGACTCAATAAATGTATTATGGATAGACAATGGCCCTTCTTATAATCAAACAGGGCACAAGATGGATTTAGTTAATTCTGAAGTAAAAGAATTATTATCTCATGACAATAAAATAAAAACACTGTCAGTTGAAGAAATAAAAGAAGGCAAATTAAATGTTGATGAACTAATTGTTTATGCAGTAGGAACAAGATTTTTAAACAGGATTACAGATTTTTTAAAATACTATGTGTTTGGAAATACATCATATTATCATTTCCCAGAAGGCAATCAAGAATTAAGAAAGTTTTTTAGTCCATATATGATTGAGGATAACTCAAAACCTAAAGACATTTTTATTACACGAAGAGAAGCCTCTGACGCTTTAAAACAACAAAATATCTTAGAGCACGAACCATTCTTTAAAAATAGATATGATGAACCTGAGTTTATACAGGCTTTAGAAGATTATTTTTCTGATAACGGATACTCAATAGTATCTTTGTCTGGAATGTCCATATTTGAGCAGATTTCTTATTTTTACAACGCAGAAAAAATAGCAGGAAGTCCAGGAACAAATCTCTGTAATGTAATATTTTCTAAGCCAGATGTTACTCTAACCCAAGTTATTAATTACAAAGACTATGAATATCCTTGGAATAAAGAGTTTGATAGCGTCATATCTCCAAAATATCAGTATATTGATGTTGTAGGAATGAAAGGTTATGCAGAGGTTATGGAAAAACTAAAAGAATCAGGGGTAAAATAAATGTACAATGGAATAACAGTAGACGGCTTTTTGACAAAAGAGCAAGCGTCGTATATAATAGAACAAGCGATTAGTTCAGATCTCTGGGAGGAATCCGAGGACAGGTTCTGGACTAATCGTCTTATTAATTGTGAGAATATAAAACATTACGATCCTGAAGTAGCAAGATTGATGAGAGATGCTAATCGTAGATGCAAAGAAGTACTGAAAGATAAGTACGGATTAGATCTTGAATCAGATACTCTGCAAATTGTCAGATGGTTTCCAGGAATGGAACAGCCATTACATGCAGATGATATGACCAATACTGAACACAGAGGATTTGAGCACAGATTATTTGGCTCCATAATTTACCTCAATGATAATTATCAAGGTGGCAAAACATACTACGGTAACTTTGATATTGAGATTACTCCACAAGCAGGAACATTAGCAATACATCCAGGAGATGTAGAACATTTGCATGGAGTAACAAAGATAGAAGATGGAACAAGATATACAATCGCTCAGTTTTGGTCTAAAGCATGACTTATATGAACGATCCTGGATATGAAGTTCCAGATAATCATATATTAGTTGTTCCGCATTCTTTAGATATTCCAGAGCATGGTTATTACAATGAAATAATAACTCCACTTGTTGGTAAGGTTAAAAGAGACTGGTTTACTGATCATTTTTATTACTGCCTGCCATTAAATATAGGAAATCAATATGGCTTTGTTATTAATTCTTTAATTGACTTTGAGGCATTTTGGCCAGGTGGAGAAGAACCAGCACAAATTACAATATTAAATGAAGATAACAAAGGTCGTCAAATTATAAAAGATGCCTTCCATAACGGCATTATAACAATTCAAAATATGTTTGCCCTTAAGACTCCTCCAGGGATTAATTTGATGACAATCCAGCCACCAAATATGTTTATTCCTACATGTGTGGCTATGACTGGAGTAATTGAAACAGACAACATTCGTAGAGATTTTACCTTTAACCTTAAAATGACGCTTAAGAATCATAAGGTTAAAGTAAGTAAGGGTGATCCTTTAGGAGCATTTATTCCTATCCCACGCAATTTTGTGGAAAACTTTAATGTTCTTCCTGCTACTGATATTTTTGATAAAGAGATAGTTGAAAGAGATGCCAAAGAATCTCAAGTTCTTGGGATTGAAAGAAGAACAAGGGATAAAGAAAAGCCTCACGGTTCTGGAAGAAGATACTTTAAGGGCTATCACACAAACGATACACAATATACAAATCATCAAAAAAAAATAACATAAGGAGTAACACATGAGCATAGAGCAGTGGGCAGGCTTTATTGTATCTGCAATCACAATAGCAGTTGCATTTGTAGGATCAGTTAGATGGTTAGTTAAGCACTACCTTTCTGAGTTAGTCCCAAATTCTGGAAAAAGCATGAAAGACCAGATCACCAGACTTGAGGGAAGAGTAGACGAAATAATGTTGCTTCTTATAGAGTCCAATAAGCCAAGGAAAATCAAAAAGACAAGAGATGATCTCTAATGACTAAATCTCAAAACGGTTGGCCTGCATCTAAGGATGAGAAGGAAATAGGCATAAAGGTCTTTAAAGTCAAAGGCACTGATAGAAAAATGAGACTACAGAAAGACGCAGGAGTAATCTTGACTGCTTTTGCTGCTGAGTTTCACGCTCAAGTAGAGCCTATTGACACTGGAGTGTTTGATGATTGGGCATACGCCTATAGAGATGTTAGAGGTAGTGATTCTGTTTTGAGCAATCACTCATCAGGTACAGCCATAGACCTAAATGCCACCAAGCATCCACTACATGCAGAAAATACATTTTCCAAGCAGCAGGCTGTAACAATTAGAGAATTATGTAAGAAGTACGGAATTCGTTGGGGCGGAGACTATGCAAAACGCAAGGACGAAATGCATTTTGAGATAGTTGAAACACCTGACGAAGTAAAAGCAAGAATAAAAACAATGAAGTTAAAAAAGGAGAACAAAGATGGCTAAGGCCAAGATAGTTAAATCCAATAAAGAAAAGGCAATAGCAATGGCTCAGTCATGGGCAAGAGCATCTTTTGCATCAGTTGTAGCCCTCTATATGAGCGGAATTACTGATCCAAAGGTATTGGCAAACGCATTTTTAGCAGGTCTATTAGGACCTTTAGCAAAGGCTCTACAGCCTAACGAGAAAGAGTTTGGACGAAATTCTAAATAACTGGTAAAATTAGATATTAAGATCACAACGCTACACACACCTAAAGGGATATTTGAGCGATTCAGGTCTTAAAGGTGGCCCTGGAGTAAAATCTGGGGCCATTTTAACTTAAGAAAGGGATAGAGGAACAACCAAGGTCTGAAAGTCCGTTAAAACCATCGTAGAACCGTTTTAAAGGGCATTCTGAAGACAACTCATGGGGTTATTTCATGGGGCTAACCAAGGAGAATACCTATTTTAAACAAAAATACATTTATCGCTGGACTATTTATAGTAATATCTGTTTTATTATTACAACTATCCAGCCCAACACCAGCAGTTCCAGTAGTTTATAAAGACAGGCCACCTTTGATGCAGGTATCTGCAAAGCAGGTAGCCAAAGAACTACTAACAAAAAATGAATATTCATGCTTTACCAAGTTGATAGGAAAAGAATCAGCCTGGAATCCTAAAGCCCAGAATCCTACATCTACAGCCAGTGGAATAGGCCAAATGCTGGACAGCACAGTAAGCAGTCTTGGCATGAAAAAATCCAATGCAGGAGTAGCACAGTTAGTCGCTACGCTATCATATATTTCCAGAAGGCATGTCACACCATGCAATGCTTGGAAACATTTTCAAGAAAAAGGATGGTACTGAAAAAAATGACAGAAGAAATTTTAGAAGAAGATCAAATTAAAGAAGTCACAACAGTTGACGAAAACGGAAATATCCGCACAGTTTACTATATTTGACATAATACAAAGGCCTATG